CCGCCCGGGCCGAGCCGAAGCCGCTCACGATCTCGATCGACTACGACCGCACGTTCACCGCCGCGCCCGGCCTGTGGCGGTCCTTCATCGTGGACGCCACGGGGCGCGGCAATCGCGTGGTGTGCATCTCGCGCCGCGAGGACACCGACGCCAACCGGGACGAGCTGCGGCTGGCCTTCGGCGACCTCGACCTGTCCGGGCTGCTGCTCTGCGGCACCGGCACCCAGAAGCGGGCCGCCGCGGCCGCCGCCGGCCTCGAGGTGGACGTGTGGATCGACGACTACCCCGAGGGGATCCCGGACGCCGCTCCGGTCCCGCGGGGGACGCCGCCGGTCAAGGTCTCGACCCTGGCCGGGGCCCGGGCCGCGGCAGCGGCCGCCGCCGCCCGGATGAGAATCGTCACCGGCTGAAAGGAAAACGCCCAATGCTTTCTTCCGCCCCCGTGGCCGTGGCCACGAACCTCGAAGCCGGGCTCCTGGGGAAGATCCACGCCTTCGTCGAGGCCTCGAAGTCGGTCGCCGCCGACGGCCTGACCTGGGTCGAGTTCGGCGACCTGATGCTGGCCCTGCTCCGCCTGGTCGTGACCGCCCTCGACACGGTCGGCTCCATGACCGGCGCGGAGAAGAAGGCCCTGGCCCTCGAGGCCGTGGCCCACCTGTTCGACGCGGTGGCCGACCAGGCCGTCCCCGCCGTCGTCTACCCGCTCTGGCTGATCGCCCGGCCGGCCGTCCGGTCGCTGGTCCTGGCCCTGGCCTCCGGGGCGATCGAACAGCTGCTGCCACTCGTGAGGGCCTGATCATGGATCTTGTCGTTTTGCTCCTGATCGCCGGGGCGGTCTACCTGTTCGCCGGCGACCGGATCACCCACCTGGTCGCGGCGTTCGCCGAGAAGGCTCCGACCATCGAGCGGAAGCACCTGGCCGGGGCGGCGCTCCTGGCCGCGGCCGCCGTGATGTGGGCCCGGTCGGGGCCGACGGCCCCCACGCCCGCGCCGCCCGCCCCCGACTCCGCGATCGACCTCCGCGGGATGTTCGTCGGCCCCGACGCGGCCGCCGACGCCGCGGCGGTCTCGGCCCACTTCTCCGAACTGGCCGACGAGCTGGAATGGGACGGCATGTCGGCCGAGCCGCTGGTGAAGACCGGCGTGGCCTGGGACGAGCTGCGGACCCGGGCGAAGGCCATGCGGTGGAAGGGTGTCTCGCTGGGTGAGAAATACCCGCGGGCCCGCGAGGCGATCCGCGAGTACCTCGACCGGACGGCCGGCACGAGCGGGGCCCCGATGTCGCCCGCCCAGCGGTCCGCCTGGATCGCCGCCTACCGCGAGATCGCGAGGGCCGCCGATGTCTCGCGCTGACGTTTACCACGGCGACTGCCTCGAAGTCATGGCGACGCTCGACGCCGCGAGCGTTGACGCCATCGTGAGCGATCCGCCCTACGGGCTGTCGTTCATGGGCAAGGGCTGGGATCACGGCGTGCCGGGCGCGGAGTTCTGGACTGAGGCTCTCCGCGTGGCGAAGCCAGGAGCCCACCTGCTCGCGTTCGGCGGGACTCGCACCTATCACCGGCTCGCGTGTGCCATCGAAGACGCGGGCTGGGAGATTCGGGATTGCGTCATGTGGGTCTACGGCAGCGGGTTCCCGAAGTCGCACGACGTGAGCAAGGCAATTGACAAGGCGGCGGGGGCAGAGCCAATCAAAACCGGCAAGTTCAAAAGAGCGAGCATTCAACGGAACGGAACAGATGAAACGTGGGACGCAGGAGCGTTTGCCTCGCATCCAGAAGACACCAAGCAAGTTGAAATTACCGAGCCCGCCACAGAAGCCGCCCGCCAGTGGTCCGGCTGGGGCACGGCCCTCAAGCCCGCCTGGGAGCCGATCATCGTGGCCCGCAAGCCGCTCGTGGGCACCGTCGCCGAGAACGTGCTGACGCATGGCACGGGCGGGATCAACGTGGATGGGTGCAGAGTGGGGACTACGAAAGACGTGCCAGCAAGCGAAAGCACTCGCAGCGGCTACATGAAGGGATGGAACGGCGGCCATTCGGCCGGTGACGGATTCAATCCCAATGTCGGCCGCTGGCCCGCAAACCTCATCCACGACGGTAGCGAGGAGGTGGTGGGGCTAACCGGCTCTGCCGCCCGCTTCTTCTACTGCGCGAAGGCAAGCAAGGCGGATCGGGATGAAGGGTGCGAGGGGCTTCCGCAGACGATCAAGCAGAGCGTGGCCCACGGTGACAAGCGGCACGGAACGCTGCCGTACACGAACGAGCCGCGAGAGATGAAACATCGGCCGCGAGGCAACCACCACCCCACCGTCAAGCCGACTGACCTCATGCGTTACCTCTGCCGCCTCGTCACGCCACCCGGCGGCGTGGTGCTCGACCCGTTCACGGGCTCAGGCTCCACCGGCAAGGGGGCCGTGCTCGAAGGGTTCCGGTTCATCGGCATCGAACGCGAGGCGGAGTACGTCGAGATCGCCAAGGCGAGGATCGGATGTTTCTCAAACCTGCTGGAGGCTTCGGCGTGAAAACTGCCCGACACCTTCGCCTGCTCGCGTTCGTCCTGCTCCTGGGGGTGGCGGCCGCCTTCCTGATCGGCGGCCTCCGCGGCCGCCCGGCCGGCGGCCTGTTCGGCCTCGAGGCCGACGGCGACTTCGGATACCACCCGGATCCCGACGGCGTGGCCGCGTTCCTCCGCGAGCTGCCGGAGCCGATGTTCCGCCAGGCCGGGGCCGAGACGATCCGCGAGGCGAAGGGGGTCGACACCTTCCTGTACCGCGCTGCCTACAAGGCCCACGCCGCCCTCTACGGCCGGCCGTGGGTCGTCGAGCGACAGGGGATCGGTGACTGCACTTCCTGGGGCTGGGCCCACGGGGTCTGGGTCGCCCAGTGTGTGGACTGGGAGACGGGCCGACTCGCGAACCCGCCGCCGTTCCCCTCGACCGAAGCGATCTATGGCGGGAGCCGCGTCGAGGCGCGGGGCCGGCCTGGGGACGGGCGCGCCGCTGTCGGCGGCTGGAGCGACGGCAGCTACGGGGCCGCGTGCGCCCGCTGGGTCCGGGACTGGGGGATCGTCTACCGCGAGGAAGTCGGCGGCCACGATCTCCGCGTCTACTCCGCCGACCGGGCGAAGAAGTGGGGAGCCTACGGCAACGGCGGCCAGGGCGACGGCGGCAAGCTCGACGCGATCGCGAAGCGGCACCCGGCCCAGCACGTCGCGATGGTCAAGGATTTTGCGGCGGCCGCCGCCGCGATCGAGGCCGGGTTCCCGATCCCGGTCTGTTCGCTGGTCGGCTTCGAATCGGTCCGGGACCAGCACGCCTACGCGAAGGCCTCTGGCCAGTGGGCCCATTGCATGGTTTTCGTGGCGGTCCGCTACGCCAAGAACGGGTCGCCCGAAGACGCGCTCCTGTGCCTGAACAGCTGGGGGCCGCGATGGATCTCCGGCCCGAAGTGGCCGGCCGACATGCCGGAGGGAAGCTTCTGGGTCCGCCGGTCCACCGTGGAGCGGATGCTGGGAAGCCAGCCCGACTCCTTCGCGGTCGGCTCCGTCGCCGGCTTCGGCTGGCGTGATCTCTCGAACGACGTCCTCGCCCCGCCCCCGCCCGACGAAGGCCCGGTGATGATCCCCGGCCTCGATCTCGCACTCTGAGGAAAACCATGAAGCTCGACCGAAACACGCTCCTGGTCCTGGTGGTCGTTTTCGCGGCCGGCTGGTGGACCAGCTCGAGGCCCGCCCCCGGCCCCGGCCCCCAGGATCGGCCCGTCGTCCGCTGGATCGCGAAGGCCGCGAAAAACCTCCTGTGGGTCGCGGTGTTCGTCGAGCCGGCCCCGCCGGAGCCGCCGGCCGCGGTGGTGCGGTCGCGGGTCGATCGGGACGGGTTCCAGATCCTCGAAAACGGGAACACCCTATGAACCTCTGGCGCTGGCTGATCTCGCTCCTGGTCTGGCTGTCGGCGGAGCCCCAGGCCCTGGACCTCGAGCACGCGAAGGCCGCGGCCGCCGTGTCGGCCGCCCGGGCCTCGATGGTGACGGCCGCGCCTGCGCCCCCGGCCCCGGCCCCGACCGACTGCGACTGCGGCCAGACCTGCGTCAACGGAGTGTGGAAGCCAGACGGCCGCGTCGAACAGGTCTGCCGCTGCGGCTGCGAACGATGCAAGCGGCAGCGGCAACAGGGCCGGGTGCCGGAGTCATGCCCCGACGGAAAATGTCGCCCCTGATTTGCTTCAAGGGTTCGGGCGGTCGTCTTTATCGTGCGAGAGGTTTCGGACAACTACCAACGCTCACAGGAGGGCATGATGCCCAGCCCCAAGCTCGCCCGGCTTCAGGATGAAGCATCCACGCTCTCGAAGACCATCGTCGACCTTCGCTCCATGGAGCCCAAGGACGACGCCGACTCCGCGTCGATCCAGGAGCGGCTGAAC